GAGAGCCGCTGCCAGTAGGGCGGAAAGGGTCAGCATGGAAAGAGGGTGGTAGGGGTGGGGTGGGGTGGGGTGGGGTGGGGCTACTAGGACGCCAGCTCGGCGTCAACGGCGTCCATGGCGTCAGCAGCAGCTGCCATGGCGTTGGCCAGCTCGGCGCCTGCGCGCTTCAACTCAGCCAGACGCGCGTAGGCTGCGGCCTCGGTAGCCGCGCTACGCGCTGCCAACTCAGCCAAGCGCGCACCTAGGGCGGTCGTGGGGGTGTTCATCGGATCAGGGGAGAGGGAGGCTACGGGTAGAGCTTCGCCCCTCTCGCCTTGCACACTAGCGTATTTTCTGAGCTTTTGCGAGGTCTGCGCGACTTTATTTTCATGCTTCGCACGGTCTCACCCGTCTCAGCTGTGAGACTGAGCCGGCAGCTGCTGCAGCGTATTGTCCCATTGTCTACTGGGAAACCGTAGAACCCCGAACCGGGGGCAGGCTCCGGCGCTGCGAGCGCATAGGCAGCACCCTGGGAACCTACTGGTACAAACCAATTTCTCTTTACTGTTACACACCCACGGGGGTAGGGGGTCAATTCCTGTGATACTGTAAACAGGTACCCCCTAAAAAATGGCCGCCGCACCCTCACTGCAACTGCGCTGGGCACAGGGCGAGGTGTTTTCTAGCCGCAAACGCTTCCGCGTCCTCGTAGCAGGCCGCCGATTCGGCAAGAGCTACCTCTCTTGCATCGAACTTCTGCGTGGAGCAATCGAACGTCCGGGCGAAACCTTCTTTTATTGCGCCCCAACGTACCGAATGGCGAAGGACATCGCCTGGAAAGCGTTAAAACGCCTTGTTCCCAACGCCTGGATCAAGTCCAAAAACGAAACCGACCTGAAACTGGAGCTAGTCAACGGCAGCACCATCGAACTCAAAGGCGTAGAGAACGCAATGGCCCTCCGGGGCCGAAGTTTGGCTGGCGTAGTCCTAGACGAAGCCGCCTTTATGGACCCCGAGGTCTGGTTCGAGGTCATCCGCCCCGCTCTAGCAGACAAACAGGGCTGGGCCCTCTTCATTTCCACCCCCGACGGCACCGCCAGCTGGTTCTACGACCTCTGGTGCTACTGCGCGGAGGCCGAAGACCCCAACTGGGTCCGGTGGCAGTTCACCACAATCCAAGGCGATAACGTCCCAGCGGAAGAAATCGAGGCTGCCCGAGGTCAACTCGACATTCGTACATTCCGGCAAGAATTTGAGGCCAGCTTCGAGAACCTCAGCGGCCTCGTCGCCATCAGTTTCGCGGACGCCAACATCGACCCAATCGTCCAGGACCTACCAATCGTCCCCTTGCTGATTGGGGTGGACTTCAACATCGACCCCATGTCCGCCATTTGCGCAGTCAAAAAGGGCAACGACCTGTGGGTATTCGACGAAATCATCATGACCGGCGGTGCCACCACCTGGGATCTCTGCGAAGAAATCCAACGCCGCTACGGCGTGGAGCGCCGCATCATCGCCTGCCCAGACCCCACAGGCGGCGCCCGAAAAACAGCTGGCGTGGGCTACACCGACCACACCATCCTAAAAAAGTCCGGCTTCAAAGTATCCAGCCCTCGCGCCCCCTGGAAAATCCGCGACAAGATCACATGCGTCAACACCGCCCTCCTCGACGCCTCGGGCAACCGCCGCCTCTTCATCCACCCAAGATGTAAAGATTTAATAAAATCCCTTCGCACTCTCACCTACGCCCCCGGAACCGGCCTCCCAAACAAAAACCTGGGCGTGGATCACGCCTTCGACGCCCTGGGCTACATGTGCCTCCAAGTTTTCAACCTAGCCAAACCAGAAACCATGCGCTCCACCGACTATCGTGTGTGGTAGATGCACCTTTACCATGCCCGGCCATTACGGCGACAAGACCATGCCTAAGAAAGGCGAAAAGAAGCCCGGCAAAATGATGCCCCCCGGCATGAAGAAACCCACCAAAAAGGGTAAAAAGTAATGGCTAAGCCCGGCTTGTATAGCAACATCGCCGCCAAACGCAAGCGCATTGCTGCCGGCAGCAATGAATCCATGCGCAAGCCTGGAGCAAAAGGCGCCCCCACCGCCGCTGCCTTCAAGGCATCCGCCAAAACCGCCAAAAAGCCCACCAAAAAAGGTAAGTAGCGATGGCCCGCATAGCTAACACCGGCCTAGAACAGTACGCCCACCTCATCGAGCATAAAGGTGGCGCCCTCACCGCTGTAAACGACTGGATGGAAGTAGACGCCCACAGTGACGGCTACACATTTGCAGCAACCGTAACCGGCGGCGCCAACTTCACCCTCGCACTGGAGTGCAGCTTCGACAGCACCAGCTGGTTCACCATCGACAGCAGCAAAACCATCAACACAAACGGCGAGTACGTCTATTTCTACGACGGCAAACCCGCCGCAAAAGTGCGTATGCGCATCGCTTCTATCAGCTCTGGCACACCCACCGTGATGCCCCACATCGCCGTCGTCTACGAAGGCTAATGACCATCCACACCTTCCAGGGCTATCCCACCTACATCGAAGTTGACGCCGAAACCGGTCGCACTGAAGTCACATTCGACTTCAAAACACCGGGCGAAGCCCCATTATTCGCCGGCTTCATGGGCAACGTCTTCAACGGCGTCGAAGTCCTAGTCGACATAGACGAGGACATCGAGGAGGACCCAGACGATGATTGAGTACCGAGGCGAAAAATTCTCGGGCTACAACAAACCCAAGCGCACCCCCGACCACCCAAAAAAGTCGCACGTAGTCCTTGCAAAGGAAGGCGAAACCGTAAAACTCATCCGTTTCGGTCAACAGGGCGTGTCTGGCTCACCAGCACAAACAGGAGAATCAGCGTCGGACAAGGCCAGAAGGGCATCATTTAAGGCTCGACACGCCAAAAATATCGCCAAAGGAAAAATGAGCGCTGCATTTTGGGCAAACCGAGAAAAGTGGTGATGACCAATTCTCTGCCAAAATAGGTACACAGTAGGAGTCCACCCGTGGTTTACAGCGCCAACGTCCCCCCAACTGGCGCAATCGTCAGCGAATCCCCCTTCGTCCGATCCCTAGAGGTGATCGGCATGATGCCCGACTGGAAAGTAGTAGCTGCCGTCACCAATGGCACCAACTACATCCGGGATCTCGCTGAGCTATACCTCCCGCAAGAACCCCGTGAAGACGACGAAGCCTGGCTAGCCCGCATCGCCCGCAGCGTCCTCTCCCCCTATACCAGCCGCCTAATCGAAACAGCAGCTGGCGCCGTCCTACGCAAACCAATCCATATCGAAGGCGACCCGTACTGGAGCGACCTAGCCGAAAACATCGACGGCATTGGCTCCAGCATCAACGAGTACGCCCGCCGCGCCTTGGTCAGCAGCCTGACCTATGGTCACAGCGCCATCCTGGTTGACTTCCCGGCAGCAACTGGAGCACTAAATCTGGCGGAAGAACGTGCCATGGGCCGTCGCCCGTACTTTGTCCACGTCGATGCCCCCCAAATCTGGGGCTGGCGCAAGGACACCACCAACCGCCTAACCCAGATTCGCATCCACGACTACGAGTATCGCCCCCTAAACGAGTTTGGGGAAGAACAGGTCGAGGTAATGCGGGTGATCTACCCAGGCCGCTACGACCTCTACACCTTGGGCCGCAGCACCGAAACGGTAGACCTAACGGAATCGGGCGGCTTCAGCCTCGACACCATCCCAGTAGTCCCCATCTACAGCAACCGGCGTGGTGTCCTGATCTCCCAGCCCCCACTGCTCGACATTTCCAACCTAAACATCACCCACTACCAACGCCAAAGCGACCTAATCCACGCCCTCCACATCGCAGCCATGCCCACCCTCGTCCTAGAGGGCTACAACCAAGACAGCAGCGAGGCCACCATCGGCGTGAACTACGCCTTGGGCATGGAACCAGGCCACAAAGCCTATTACGTCCAATCCGACGCAACCAGTTTCGACGCCCAAATGGCCGAACTCCAATCCCTGGAGGGCCAAATGTCCACGCTGGGCATCACCAAACTATTCGGCCAAAAATTCGTAGCCGAGTCTGCCGAGGCCAAGCGCATCGACCAAGCCCAAGCGAACAGCGTCCTCTCAATCATCAGTCAAGAACTGGAGTCCTCCCTCAACCAAGCCTTCGCATTTGCCGCCCAATACGTGGACATGGAGCCACCTGTTATCACAATCGACCGCGACTTCGACTACTACCGCCTGATCGGCCAAGACATCGCAGTCCTCGCCCAACTAAACGAGTCGGGCAAGATCAGCGACGCAATGCTGCTTGAAGTCCTACGCCGAGGCGAAATCCTGCCCGACAACATGGACATCGACGCAGAAGTAGAAGAAATGGAGACAAACGCAGCCGAAATGGCCGAAGAAGCAATGGAAGCCGAAGAGTCCCTGCCAAACTCCAATACAATGACAGAATCAGAGGTTTGATGACATGGCCGTATCCCCTGGCACGTACAACATCAGCCTGCAACGCCGCGCTGACTATTCCGTAGCAATCCAATTCAAAGACAGCACTGGCACCCCCATCAATCTCACCGGCTGGACAGCGTATGCCCAGGTCTGGAACCGCGCTCGCAGCACCAAATTTGCCGACTTCGCTATAACTTATACCAACCGTGCCACCGGCCAAATCAGCATTGCGTTAACTGACGTCCAAACAACAACACTCCCAGACGAGTGTTACTACGACGTACTCCTAGAAAACCCCAGCACACTACGCGAATACTACCTAGAGGGTACTGTGTACGTCTCTGAGGGCTACACAGCATGAACACAGTAACGATTGACGACGCCTACAAAGTAGTTGTAGTAACTGAAGGCACTGGTGACGTAACTGTCGTCACAGCTGCCAGTCCCGCAGTAATAGTCGAAACAACCGGCCTAGGTCCACAGGGTCCACCAGGAGCATCAGCCCCAGTTAATCCCATATTGGTCACACTCCAAGTAATCGCTGAAAACTACACGGTCACCGCTGGCTATAATGGGTTATCAGTCGGTGACGTTGATGTGGCAGCCACTTACACTGTGACAGTCCCTGCCGGCGCCACCTGGGTGATTGTCTAATGGCATACGGCAAAGTACGCGTCGATCAAATCCAGTCATCTACTCGCACAGTAGATGTCGATAACCTTGCGACCACTGCTGTAGCCACCACAAGCGTGGCGGGGTTGCTTAGCGCCACCGACAAGACCAAGCTCGACGGTGTTGCTACTGGCGCCGAAGTCAACGTCAACGCCGACTGGAACGCCGGCAGCGGTGACGCCCAGATCCTGAACAAACCAACGCTTGGCACCGCCGCCGCCAAGAACACTGGCACCGCCGCCGGCAACGTAGTCGAGCTTGACGGTAGCGCCCGTCTGCCTGCAGTGGATGGCTCGCAATTGACGGGCATCAATACCGCTGGCACCGACCTCACCTATACAGCAGCCACCCGCGTACTGGCCAGCTCCACTGGCACCGATGCCACGCTGACACTGGTAACCAGCACTGACGCTGGTTTGGCGCCTGCAAGTGGCGGCGGCACCACCAACTTCCTGCGAGCTGATGGCACGTTTGCTGCACCTCCCGGCGGAGCCCCCGGCGGCACTGACACCCAGGTGCAGTTCAACGACGCTGGCGCCTTCGGCGGCGACGCTGGACTGCTGTTCAACAAGACCACCAACAAGCTGACCGCTGGCGGCGACGTAGAACTGAATGACGGCGGCACATTTACCACCACGCTCCAGACGGTAACGCCCACAGCAGCCCGCACGATCAGTTTCCCAAATGCCACTGGCACCGTCGCATTAGTTGCAGGCTCTAGTGGGCAACTGCTGTATAACGCAAGCGGTGCAAATGCTGGTGTACCTAGCAGCACCGTTGGCGCAACCGGCAACATCACGCTCAGCCTGAACGGGGCCGCTAGTGTTCCTCCAGTTTCTGTTACCGGCACTTGGTTTGCTGGCACCACGCCTCAGGTCCTGATTCAACCGAGCAACGTCGGCACTGCTGGTGCGTGGTCCGCCAGTGGCACCGGCATTGGTGTTAATGCGGTTACTGGGTTTGGCGGAAACCTGCTGGATCTGCAGATGAATGGGACGAGTCGTTTTACTGTTAGTAACACTGGCGCGATTATACAGGCAGGCACTCCAAGCACAAGGGGTGCTCTATTTTCTGGATATATCGAAAGCTCCGCTGGGTACTATATTGTTAGCAAGTCTGGATGGACTTCACCAGTAGACGGCAACGTTCTTTTATCAAACAGTGTCGTAAATAATTTTAACTTGCTTCAGCTAGGCGGAACCAGCAGTAGTTTCCCCGCCATCAAACGCAGCAGCGCAATTCTTCAGGCCCGCCTAGCAGACGACAGCGCATATACAACCATTGATGCTCAGCACCGCCTCCAAGGCACCGCCCCCGCCAGTGCAACCGCTACTGGCACCGCTGGCGACGTGCGCTACGACGCTTCCTACGTTTACATCTGCACCGCTACCGATACCTGGAAGCGGGCTGCCATCTCTACCTGGTAACCATCATGGCTGAATTTATCATTTCAATCGACGACAGCCTCATTCCTGGCATCGTCGCCATTGCTTACACCGAAGGCAAACAGCCCGAGGACATCATTCAGGAGTACGCCTACACGGCTGCCAATAAGGCTTGTCAGGACTACCAGGTGGGTCCGTACTGGATCATGCCTGAACCACGCTTCAACCAAGACGGCACCCCTTATGTGGCACCAGTCCCCCCACTAGACAACGACACTACTCCGCCGGTTGAGGAGGGCGTATGACGCTGATCGTTCGGCCTGGGTTCGCATATGACACCGATGCATCGAACTACATTGATGCGGTGGAAGCTGCTGACCAGGCCGATACCCCTGGCATTGGGGCAATGGAAACCGGCGTCCGGTACGCAATCAACGACTTTGTAATTGGCTGCAAGAATGACGGTGTTTGGACTGCACTTAAAAATAGTTGCATCCTGGCAGGAGCCAAGACGCTCGAAGGATCGTTTATTGATCTCAAGTCCTGCACTAAGGTCTTGACCAATAACAACTTTGCGGATGGCACTTACAGCGGCAGTAACTACACAACTGGCGACTACAACCGAAAGACGGGGCTGGTGGGGGATGCAACTACTAAATACTTGAACAGTAATCGAAACAACAATGCTGATCCGCAAAACAGCCAACATCTCTCAGCATATGTAACCGAACAGCCAGACCCCACAGGCAGCGTCAACCGTGCATACCTGGGAACTAATTGGGGCCTACCTGGATCTAGCGTAATAGGTCGATCAGGAACTACTGCGCGGCCAATGTATGCTGAAATGAGATACGGAACTGAATTTGTAGGCGGCACCGCATCTGCAACTACTGGTTTTTTTGGCGCGTCCATTGGCAGCAGTAGCACTTTTTCTGTTAGATATAGTGGTACGGCTGCTAACCAATTGTCGACTTCGGCAACTCCAAGAAACGAAAACATTAACGTGTTTAGGAATGGCGGTGGATCAGTTTATACGGCAAATCGCCTAGCCTTCTACTCCATCGGTGAATCCCTAAACCTCGCCCTACTAGACGCCCGCGTGTCAGCACTTATCACCGCATTTGGAGTAGCAATACCATGACCAACACCGAAACCTATAACACTACGAGGTGTCAGCCATGAGCCCGATTTATGTACCGGGGAAGGTGGTGTTGGCGCAACAGCAAAAGTTTCCGGCTGTGCTGGGTGAGCCCTGGGGCGGTGGCTACTTCGCTGGCTACATCAGCCACACTGCTAACGGCAGCCCCACCCATGCGCTGATCGTGGCGCCTAGGGCTACTGGTGCTACAGGCGGCGGCTACACGCTGACCACAAACCTTCAGTGGAAGACTGCCAACACAACAACCGCTGGCACCACTAGCTCCTTTGATGGTGCAGCAAACACTGCCGCAATAGTTGCCGCAGGCATAAGCGATCACCCTGCTGCTCAGTTCTGCGTAAATCTCAGCATTGGCGGATTTACTGACTGGTATTTGCCATCAAGATACGAAATGTCTATCGCATACTTTAACTTAAAGCCTACAACCGCCGTTAATGACGCATTTAGTGGGGCTAACCCATACTCCGTGCCATTAAGAGCCATTAACAACACAACCACTTATCCATCAATTACTCATGTTACCGGATTTACGAATACTTCGGAAGCGTTTGTGGCTGACTTTCACTGGATATCCGAGCAGAGCGCTATAAGTACAGCTTTTGTTTATAGGTTTTCTAATGGCCAAGAAGGTGCGTCTGATCCGAAAGTAAATACTTTTAGAACTCGCGCCTTCCGCCGCATAGCCTTATGACCTACCTCTTAGACACTGCCACTAATCACTTTGGGAGGATGGTGCCATGAGTTGGGTTATTACAGGTTCTGAGAAAACGCCAGTTGATCCGCAGTTTGGGAGTGTGTCGCTGCTGCTTCACGGCAACTTGGTAACGACAACCACCAACATCGTTGACAACAGCCCTACGCCGAAGATTGTGACGCCTGTTGGTAACGCTCAGATCAGCACGGCAATTGCAAACCAGTTTGGAAACACCACTGGAGTAATTGCGTTTGATGGTAATGGAGATAGGCTGTCTGTTCCCTTAATTGAGCTAAATGGCAACTTTACGCTAGAAACATTTATTAGGCTTAACGATACAGCTGATTGCATAGCTTTTGGCGGAGAAAGTATTTTCACTCAGTGGATGAGATTTAACCAGGCGGGCACTCCTGGAAGGTTTGATAGTTATTTGAATAGCCAAACCGTTTTTGGTAATATAAGCTCAGGCATTGTCATCAATACTTGGTATCACATAGCAATCGTGAGATCCAGCACTACGTTTTATTTGTTTATAAATGGTACACAAGTTGCTATAAACAGTTCCCCTCCTGCTGGCACCACTGGCAGACTTACCCTGCAATGGATTGGCGATGTGAGCAACAATAATTTCCATCCTGTTAACGGATACATTGATGAATTGCGCGTCACCAACGTCGCCCGCTACACGGCCAACTTCACCCCCCCTGCCGCCCAGTTCCCTGACATCTGAGCAGCCCTCGTAGTGTCCCCGACTTCAATGGTGGTTACAGTGACACCAATACCCCCTAAGCCTCTCCACGGAAGCTCAAACCTGGGGGTCACTCTTGTCACCAAAACCGGCTTGTCGTTAACGGATCGCGGCTTCGTGTCAGGCAATCGGGCTTGTCGTTAACAGGTGATCCGCTGGCAGCTCCCCTCGATATAGCTTCGCAACTCTCGTAGAGACCACCACTAAGCCGCCGGGTGCTGCGTCAACAGCCCCGGCCTTTTTAACTGCTAAAGTAGAAGGGTCTAAGTATTACACCTGTGTCCGAAGAACAACAAGCACCAGTAGTTCCCGTGGAACTCGTTGCTCCCCAGCTTGTGGCTGAAAGTTCCGATCTGGCCGCCCAACTAGAAGCCGTCAAGGCAAAAAACGCTGAACTCATCAGCGAACGCCGTAAGGACCGCGAAAACCGCGAAAACCTACAAAAACAACTTGACGGTATCCAACAGGCACAGGAGCAAGCCAAAACCACAAAACTTGCCGAATCCGGCGAGTACAAAACTTTGTGGGAAGAGGCCCAAAAAACTGTTGCCGAACTCAAACAACAGTTGAACACCAAAGAATCCGAGGTGGAGCAAATTCGCCAAGGCTTCACACAGGAGCAGCTCCGAGCTGGCGCTATTTCCCAACTTTCTCAAGCTGGTGCATTGGCCCCCGATCAGCTGTATCGTTTGTTGCAGGAGAACCTACGCGCTAAAGAAGGACAGCCTGTGGCTGTTACCGGCGGCGTCGAAGTTCCAATTAGCGACTACATCGCTAATCTTAAAAATCCCGGCAGTGGTTACGAGCATCATTTTGCTGCCAGTAATCGTTCCGGCATGGGTGTAACGAGCAGTGCCCGTTCCACCGCCGTCCCAGGTCAGTCCAATCCTTGGTCTAAAGAAGCCTGGAACGTTACCCAGCAGATGATGATGCTGGTCGATAACCCCGATATGGCCCGCCTCCTGAAATCAGAAGCCGGCGCCTAGCCCCTGTGGGGCACCCCCATAAACCTCACTGGAGCTGATCCGTGTCTTTCAACGGCAACTTTTCGGGAGGAACATTCCTCTCCAACCTTGTTACTCGCCCCGAGTTCCTTCAGTACACCGCTGAAGGTATTTTTGAGCAGTCGAAGTGGATTCAGTCCGGCATTGTGCAGCGCAACGCTGCTCTTGATGCCCGTGCTGGCGGCACCCGTGTCCGCGTCCCCTTCTTCGACCCCATCGCCCCGACTGAATCCCAGATTCTGAGCAACTCCACCTGGGGTGGCGGCGGCGGCTACTTGGTGCCATCGAACGTGACTGCCGACGAGCAGATCATGACGATTCTGCACCGTGGCTTTGCCTACGCCGCTGATGACCTCAGCAAGCTGGGCTCCGGCGCTGACCCCTTGGCCCACGTCCGCAACCAACTCACCGCAGCCATCAACAAGCTGAAGACTGCCACTCTGGCAGCCCAACTGCTTGGTCTGTTTGGTCCTATCGCCAGCAATGGCGTACTCGGCCCTAACTCCCTGAACAAGTCATTTGCCGGTGTCCCCGGTTCAATGACCGAGGCCAACTTCCTCAACGTAGCTAACGTTGTCGGCGTCAAGGCGCTGCTGGGTGAGCGCGGCGACGAACTCGATTCGATTGCTATGCACTCGAACGTGGCTTACTACCTCCAACAGATCGGAATGCTGGTTTTCAGCACCTCCGCTCTGTCTACAGGTGGTGCTGTGGTCTGGGGCGGCGGCGGCATCGGCGTCACCCAAACTGAAGTTGCCACCTTTGCGGGCCTGCGGGTTGTCATTGACGACCAGCTGACCGCTCTGACCGGCGGCACTGCAACCCACGCGAAGAAGTACCCTGTGTACCTCTTCAAAACTGGTGTTGTTTCCGAGGGCATCCAACAGGACTTGCGCCTGGCTGCCGACCGCAACATCCTGTCCATGCAGGACGTTCTGGCTGTGGATTACCACTACGGTTACCACATCACCGGTACCAAGTGGGCTTCCGCTACGGACAACCCCCTCAACACCACCGCCACCGACCAACTGGGCGCCATCGCCAGCTGGAACTTGGTGTACTCGTCCACCAAGCAGGTGCCCATCGCACGTCTGCTAATTAATACGCCATTCGACCTAACGGCGTACGCATAAACCGCTTTACTTGCGGTATGATACGGGCCTCCTTCGAGGCCCTTTTTTCATGGAATTACGTCGAATCCCTTCTGTAATCGGCTACAGCGCCACCGAAGACGGAGCCATATACAGCCACCACCGCTTCGAGCCGTTTCCGTTGAAGCACACAGCCCATACACAGGGCTACAGACAGGTCAATGTAAAAACAGCCACAGGCTTTCGTACCCGCCTTGTTCACACACTGGTACTAGAAGCCTGGGTGGGAAAAAGACCGCCGAATATGGTGACTAACCACAAAAACGGAGACAAAACCGACAACAGACTAGAAAACTTGGAGTACGTCACACAAACCGAAAATATGAAGCACTCGTATGCGAACGGCCTTAGCCCTAAACCGCCGACACGTTATGGCGAAGATTTGAAGCACCTGGCAAAAATGACGACAGAAAAAGTCCTTGCTCTACGAGCCGAGACCGACCGTGAACCCAATTACCTACAGAGGTTTGGGCTCAAGTACGGTATAACTGCCGCCACGGTATCTAAAATTTTACTTAGGCAGACGTGGCGGCATATCTAGTCAACCCAATCCCAGTCGAATCTTCTCCTGTGCCTTGAACACCACGGGAGTATTCATAACACTTTTGTACGACTGCAAGATCAACTGGTTAATCACGTCGTAGCTGACCTGAAGCTTTTCACCAATAGCGGTGATGTTCATGCCATCTTCTTCGCGCAGGCGGCGAATCTCAAGCGCCACTGGCTCCAGTTGACGCACTTCACTGCCGGGCTCAAAAGCAGGCGCAACTTTCTTTACGCTGGTGGAGGACTCAGCGGCTTTCTGAACAGGCATGAAATTGGTCCGTCTTTACATATCACAGGATAACCGGGGCTGGCACGAAGACATCGCCTACTCCCGCTACCAAGAGCGCCTAGCTGACTTAGAGATGGATGGCGCCGATGTCTACATGGCAAAGATCCTGCCCCCTAAACGTCGCCCCCGTCCTGACATTGTACGTACAGGCCCCGTTGCCCATCTCTACGGGTGATCTACACTGGAATAACAACTATGTGCTGCCCGTAGCGCCCGAGGAAAGATACGCATGGCTCCCGTCCTCGTCGCCACTCTTGCCGGAGCCACCTCCAACTCGTACATCACGGTGGCGGACGCCAGTGTCTACTTCGACAACCGGCTCGATGCCGCCGAGTGGGCCGCCGCTAGCGCCGACA